TCTTGGTAATCTGACATATTCGCCCCTTATTTCCTGAAATTATCCCATCCAACCGGTGGTTTCGGCAACCATCCGCGCTTTTTTGCGGGTGGCTGGTTCTTTAATCATCAATGCAATATAACGAAATGCGTCGGCGCCGTGGGAATATTGGTCGTGCAATGGTGACTTGCTGAATTGGCCCGTTTCGGGATCAACCTCATAACGGTAATGGCGAAGGCAATTCAAGCCATCGGCGCAATTCTCGCGGTCAAACCAAAGATTTGGGAATATGGTTCGGGCCGCGTTGATCGAATCGACCACCGGAACCCGTGGCATTACGCTGGTTTTGAATCCGGCGCTTCGCACAATTTCTTCAATGGTGCGACCGGCTGCTGCCAGGGTTTTGTTTTCGGCATCATGCGGCAGCCAAATTGTGTCGTACACATAACCAAAGGTTTGCAACTGCGCCAGGTAACTGGTCATGGTGCGCTGGCTGCCTTCAAAGTAACGAATCAACCTGGTTTCCATCCCAATGAATTGGACAAACCACCAGGCCGTAGCGTCCGACCAGCCCAGGTCGCAAACTGCATGAACCGGTTTGGTTGGATCGTAAGGAACCTTTGTCAGCCGATTGTCGTTTTCGGCTTGCTGCATTTCGTTGCCAAAAATAGCGCCGTCAACCGATTTGCGGCACATTCCTTCCCAAACCTGGTTGTAGGCGCTTGGGTCGCGGTCTTTTAATGCGTCTTTTTCCAGGCGCAAGGTTTCGGGAAACCAGGGGTTATCCGACCAGTTAATCCGCATCATGATGCAGTCCCGCGGGGGCTTGGCGACAAACCGCTGATAAGTTTCGTCGGTTTCCAGGTCAGGGTTGAACGAAACCCATATTTCGCTATTCTGTTTTCGAATGGTCGGAATCAGGATGTTCCAAGACAACCGGCTGACCGTTTGGGCTTCCTCCACCCAACAAATATCCACGCCTTCGAATGACTTGATGTTGGTCGGGTTGTTCTTCAGGCCGATGAAGGCGAATTCCGTACCGTTGAAGCCACGGATCGACGTTTGCGTAATCTCGTAAAAGGGCAGCAATCCCAGGGCTTCGATTTGGTCGCATAGCAGTTTGTGGACGGAATCCTTAATGCTGGCCTGGAATTCCCGCGCACACAATATGCGAAGCGGGCTTTTGGCGCCCAAGATTAAAAGGGCGCGTGATATTCCCCAGGATTTTGCACCGCCGCGGCCACCCAGGCAAACTTTATAACGGGCCTTTTTGAACAATCCTTGCAACTTAACCGGAAATTCGGCTTTTGCAATGGCGTTTTCAATTGTCGGGGTTGTATCCATCGGGCGTCACAAAGGTTACCTGGATGCCAGCAAAGGCGGCGCCATCCTTGCCGGTGATTTCCTGTTCAATCTTGTCGCGCCAGCCCAGGACATTCTTGGCCGTAAATATCGCAAACGTGCTGTTATAGGCGTTTCCGATGGTTCCTTCGATCAAGTTGGCTTCCTGTAAATCCTTGGCCTTTTTGTAGGCGTCGGAAAATTCAGGGTGGGTTAACTCGCCGGTTTCAATATTCTTTGCGGTCGCCCAATCGTGAAGGGTGTGTTTTGTCACCCCAATGTTTGTGGCAAACCGCGCTAACGTAGGGAAAACCCCAGGTAGGGTTTGAGTGTGTTCATTGCCCTTGGCGTCGCGGTTGACCACTTCCCTGGTGGGCGGCTGGCTAAAAAACTCAATCATCATGTCGGGGAATGTGTCCTGGTACACCGTGGGGCGACCAACTGGACGTTTGACGGGCGCGGCAACACCCTTGGCGGCTGCCTTAGGCTTTCGTTTCTTGGGTGCTGTTGCGACGGTCATTTTTTCTTTGCTGGCTTTTTTGCCGCTTCCCGCTTTTCGGAATAAGCAATGGCCACCGCCTGTTTGACGGGCTTACCGGCCTTTACTTCGGTTTTGACGTTTTGCTTAAACGCCTTCTGCGCCATTGACCTGATTAGCGGCATCGTCTTCCCCTTTTTCAACGCTGGCCTGGGCCAATACGTTTTGGTATTCTTGGATCGCGCCGCTGATTTGCAAAAGGATGGCTTCGTGCTGCTTGGCCAATCCTTGCAATTCGGCAATGCGGGCGGTAATTTTCTCTACTGTCAGCATTGCGGTTTCCTTATTGGCCGTGAAGGAGGGCAAAATTGATGACAACGGCTTCTGAATATGAAGTAGAAGCGGTCAAGTTACGCAACGTAATCAAGGCAGAACCAGCGGCAAGGTAAGAAACATAAGTGGTGTAAGCACCAAGAGCGCTACCAGTAGTATTGCTTCCAATATTCACAATCATTGTGTCATTCGCTGAAATTAGGCTGTTAGTCAAGATAAATGAAACAGCGGTGGCGCCAGCCAAAGCAGCGTTGTTCATTGTGATGCGACCAGCCGATTTGTTTAAAGTCACGCCCGTTGATTTGTCGGTGGCCTGGGTGACTGTACCTTGGGCGGCTGTTGAATAGCCAATCTCTGCGGTTGCGTAAACAGTTGAGAATTCGGGGTCGTTATATGCGACGCCGACTGCGATTGAATTTGACATTTGATTTTCCTTTGTATGTTAAAAGGGCGGGCAAAATTGCCTAGTGCGTAGTATCTCTTAATCCATCTCGACAACGCAAGCCACGTCGCCTTCCTGGATCAACTGGTGATCTTCCCCGTCGATTTTGTGAACCGGCCAATCCAAATACGTGCCATTGCCGTATTTGATGCGTTCTCCAACTTTCACGTCGTTCACCTTGGGGCCAATGGCCACAATTGTGCCTTCGTTAAATTTTTCCTTGTTTTCCACAATCAAAACCTCCGACAATTTGCGGACGATGGGTTTGACCAGGACGCGATCATGCAACGGCGTGATTACCATTTTTTGGCTTCCTTCCAGGCTTTTTACGTTCGGGGGTTGTAATGGTGTCCGTCATAATGTCGTAAACCGGCAAGGCGGCAATCATGATTCCACCTTGATGTTCACCGCACCAATCGGAATGATGTTTGTTCACGGGATTCGGATTGCGTCGGCAAGTTCCCAATACCTGGGCATTCAAAAAATAAACGCAATTTTTGCAAGTCGGTTTATCCATTAGGGATTTCCCCACTCAAAACGCCTTTATTTAAGGCATTGGCAAAATCCGCGCCCAAAGTCTTACCTTCGGCTTCGTGCATTCTATTTTCCCGATGCTGCGCTGGCGTAATCAGCGGTTCCACGGTAGATGGCGTCACTAATGGCGCCTGATTTTTTGGCTCGTTCAAGGGCATCTTGTAATCCTTTCCTCACTTCATTTTCATTCAGTTTAGGCAACTTGTCAAGGCTGCTTAACTGCGCTTTACCGGCGCCGCGACTGTTGTCGATTACCTGAATCTGCACTTTGCCGTTGTTTCGGTATTTGGCTGCCAATTGTTCAATTGCCTGGCGGGCGCCTAAATGGGTTTTTGCGTGTTCGGAAAGCGGGACGGTGCGGCCAGTTCCCATTTGTGATTCCATGCGTGACGCCCGTTTCAATGCGCCATTTTCCAAGGCTTCCACGGGGTCGCGGTAGGTGTAAATAATGTGAACCTTGCGGCCAGCATCTAAGGCTTGGGCGACCTTTTTATCTGCCGTTTCAAACTTGTTCATGTTTGTGTCGTAAGTCATTTCAGCCCGACCGGCTGCTGAATTGACCTTTTTCACAATGTCCATACCGGTGGTTTTGCCCGCGCCTGTGCCGCCAGCCGTAAAAATTACGGTTGCGTCGCGGCCTTCAGGCGTTCTTTGCGCCAACTTGTCAGCGTATAAACGCTTGACAAAGGCGCTGGATGGTTCGTGTACGTCAGCGGATTTGGTGCGGTCAGCGCGGTAATGCGGTGACAGTTCGCGGGCCACATCGGTGTTTAATGTGCGCCCTTCGTCTGATTCAGCCAGGCGTTGATATTCCGCAACCAGGCCAGGATAGTCCGTTTGCAAGCGATCGGCATATTCCGACGTAATCGGATTTACCGGTTCCTCTTGCGGCTGCGGTGCAAGCGCGGAAAGCCGGTTTCCGACCGGCGGCTGGCCTGGCTGCACCGCCGCCATTGCTGACAGCGGGGTGGCCATTACTTAGCGCGGGTGTGCGTGTAGCAAACGCCGCTGCTGCGGCCGCCGTTGAATTGTTTGTCAGGGCTGATATTGTCAGCCTTGCCCATTGCAATTCCGTTTTTAATCATTCCGCTGCGTTCGCCGCTGGCGTCGCTGGCTTTTACGCCGGAAGGTTCTTTGGCGCTGCTGCCTTGGCCGTAGCCCTTGGGTTGTTGCATTGCTGACATGGTTTTGCCTTTCATTTGAGGAATCGAAGTTTATACAACGTGGAATTTATCAGGTCGGCGATTTCGTCAACCAGGTTTTGCAATTCCGTATCTTGCGGAAGTTCCTTGCGGGCGTCTTCCACAAAATCTTTTAAACTGGTGAAATATTCCACGGGGTTTTTGGCATTGTGGAATTCTTGCGGCCAGGATTTCAACTGTTCATAACGGCCCATAAAACATTCAGCGTAACTATCAACCAGGTCAATTATGTCGTTGTAATAGTGCCGAAGGGCTTTGTGTTGTGCATAGGAATTCGTTGACAGATGCATGAAGTGTGCAACTGTTCCTGAATGCAGCAATGCTGCAACAAATTCTGCTGATTCGTTTTCCATATTTGCCCATGATAATGGAAAAAAGCGGGGGGCGAAACCCCCGTTTAAGTCAACTGCTCAAAAAACCGTTCCCATTCTGCCTCATTGGGGATTGGGACGTCAACTGGCCATTTGCCCCCATCAACCAGGCAATCAACCGTTTTTTTGTGCGCTGCCCACCAGGCTTGTTGCCGTTCGCGTTTTGTCCATTGGGCGCCTTGGTCAATGTCGTGGTGGCAATTCATGCAAAGCGCGGCCACCAGGTTGTCGTCGGCCTTGATGCCGCGGCCCTTGCCGCCGCCCCAATTAGTGTGTGCTGCCTGGACAAAATGACCGCTGCCGCACAATTGGCAATCCAGGCTGGCCACCAGGCGCAACAACTTTTTTGATCGAACGTAGGGGTGTTTTTGCATTTCCATAATTTGCCTTTTGCGCCAGCCGGTCACGCTTCAATCCCCTTTTCAGCACACCAGGCCAGCAACCATTCAATAAATTCGGTGGCGTCGGGAATGGTGAATTTGTGCGTTTGCCAACCCAACTGGACGACGCGCTGGCCATCCAGGCTTGGCGACACCTTGCCAATCTTGCGGTCGGTTTCGTGCGCCCATTGGTCAATCAACAGGCGCTTCCAATCGTCGGCCGTCCAGGTTGAACCGGCCACGCGCATGGCCAAATAAATTTGGTAAATGATGGCGTGAAACATATCGTTTTGATCCGACGACCTTGTGGATCGCTTCACTTCCAAGCGCATTTTGTGGCCAGCCATCAAATTTTTTTTAACTTCCGGCCAAATGTTATCCATCAAAACTTTGGCTTGCTGCGCGTTGTGTAGTTCGTAAATCATTTCAACACCCCCAACATTCGCAATGCCGCGTCCACGCCGTCCACAACGGCCAGGGGGCCGCCACGCCAGGCGCCGTGCCACTTCAATTGGTCTTCAGTCAAACGCCGATCCGAAGGCGTTTTGCTGCCATCTTTAATTTCCATAAGCAACGTCTTGCCTTGAAATCCCACCAACAAATCAGGTACACCTTTGCCAGTAGCCGCCAAAGACTGAACCGTAGCGCCAGCCGTGCGTAATGCCAATACAACTTGTTCATGATTTGCGTCAATCCTTGCGGCTCTCATTTTTTGATTCCAAACCAACGTCTTCCAATTTGAATGCCAATGCCATATCTTGAAAAAAACAAAATTCCAAAACCAACGCTGTGCATTTTTTGAACATCAATTTTCATTTTGTTTTTTCCTTATTCATATCTTGCCGCAATGTATGCGCTGCACCAGGGCCGCGGATTTTCTCGATTTTCGCTATCGTGTCCATCCACCACCCGTTCGCAAACCTGGTTCCCCTCTCGCGCTGGTGCAATTTCCACCGGCGCAACCAATCCCTGGCTTCGCATTCCCGCCGCCAGGCTTCCGACCAGGTGGGTTTCTCGCCATCCGGCAAGGTCGCCGGTTGCAATAAGGGCTGCGGTGATTTGGTCGAAGTCAAAAGTTTGCCCCTCTTGAATTTTGTTTAACAAAAAATGGCCTTCATTGCGTGTCATTTTTTTCCATTTCGGCTTTTAATTTTGGGTAATGTTGGCCAACGGAAATCAATGTAGATATTGCGGTTTTTTCATTAAAACCATATTTCAAATGCTGTTTTAGGTTTAAATGCGCCGAAGCCAACAAACCATAAATTTCGTTGCATTCACGCTGTTTGGCTGAAATTTGACTTTTTAAAATTTCAATTTCTAATTTGGAATTTTGATCTGTTGTCATTTAGGCATCCTCAAATGTTGAGTCATTTCGCGTAATTTGGCCAACGCTTCCACCTTTGCTTTTTCGGTGGCAATTCGTTCGTGCAATGTCGGCTGCCTGGTTATCAGCGTTTCAGGTTTGTCAGGAATGCGCGGGCCATCGATCAACAATTTTTTGAATGCCAGGGCTGACGGTGGCCGGTCGGGGTTCATGTGCTGCAACGCGTAATCCATCTTTGGCCGGTAGGTCAGGCCGCGGCCGCATTCGTCAATCCACACTTGGCGAATCAGGTTGGGGTCAACGTCGCGCCAATGGTTGGCAAACGTGGCGCCATAAATCGCGTTCATTTTGCTGAACACGTAATCAAAGCCGCTTTCGGCATCACAAAAGTCGTTTGCGTTC